GACAATCGAGCCATTGAAGGTGGCCGTGCCAGCAACAGTCAGTGCGCCATCAAGTGTGGTAGCACCAGTGACATCAAGCGTGCCGGGAATATCGACGTTGCTTGTCCACTCAACGCCAGTGCCAGCTGCATCGGTCTGCAGCAGTTGACGGGCTGTACCGTCGGCAAGCTTGCTAACAGCAATTTCAGCAGTGGCGCTGATGTCTGCGTTGGCGATCGTGCCGTCCGCAATCATCGTGCTGGTCACCGTGCCAGTGTCACCAGTGGTGATGACGGTGCCGCTTACATCCGGGAAGGTAATGGTGCGGTCGGCTGTGGGATCAACAACAGCCAGATAAGTTTCATAAGCGTTAGAGCTAGTGCCTTCAAATGCCAGGCTTCCGCTAGTGCCAATTAGCAGTTCGCCGGTAATTGTGCCGCCGCCTGCACCAAGCTTCTCGCTATCAACCTCTTCAATCGCGGTCTGGACGTTGGTGGCAGAGATATTGCCAGCCGGGGTAAAGCTGACGTTGCTTGCGACCTGTGCAGTAACGGTTTGCGAAACGTCAATCTCGGTCCAAGCCGAGCCGTTCGACAACACAATGTCCGGCGGGCTTAGTGCAACGTTGGGTGCGTTGCCGCTGGTGATCGTGCCAGCTTCCGAAACCACCAAGTAGTAGCGGTTGTTGGCGGTGGCTGCTGCAGGAAGCGGGTTGCCAACGACGAGACCGACCGCAGTACCTTCAGCCGTTACCGAAGCGACAAGACCGGTGCCGCCACCAGCCGAGGCATCAAACGTACCAGCGAAAACAATCTCACCGACCGAGATGCCGATTGGCTGGAAGACGTTGCCGTCCCAGAGGAAGAGGTCGCGGGAAAGTGGATTGAAGAAGAACTGACCGATGTGGTCAGCCGTTGGCTGGGTTTCACCAATCTTGGAAACCGCGTAGTTAGCAAGCTTGCTACCTGGAACAGTATTGGCGCCAAGGCGGGCGACATCCAAGGTGCCGCTGGTCAGCAGTGCCGCGCTGTGGTTAGGCAGGTCGGTGTCGGCCAGTGTTGCGCCAGAGCTGACGTGACCTTGCGAATCAACGGTGACCTTGGTGTAGGTGCCGGCGGTGGCGCTGTTGGTGTGGTTGAGGTTGCCCGAGCCATCAACGGAAAGGCCGGTGCCGGGGATGACGGCGCCTTTTGCTGAACTTGTGGCAGCTGGCAGGTCGCTGCTGATGATGGTGCGACCGTTGGTGACCAGACCCTTGGCGTTGTATGTGACGAGGCCGTAGGTGACGTTGGCGGCTACGTCGTTGTCAATTTCCAGCACTGCGCCATCCATGCGCAGACCTTCGCCGTTGATTGCAACGCCGCCACGAGCACTAGTCGTAGGTGCGGGAAGGTCGCCACCAGCGATGGTGCGGTAACTGACGGCGCCAGCAGATGCGGAAGGGCCAGCGAGGAATTGACCGGCGGCACTGGTGTTATCCAGCGTGGCGCTGATCGTTACTTGGTTGCCGCTGGTGCTAACGACAATGTTGATGGTGCCAGCCGTGCTGCCGACAACAGAACCGACAGAACCCGCAGCTTTGAAGCTGACCCAAGCGCTGCCATCCCAGATGTAGGCGTTGTCGTCGTCAGTATCAAGCGCAATTTGGCCGGTAAAGGCGCCAGATGCCGGCAGGGTGGTGACGAGATCAACAGTGGATTCGTCGGCAAGTTTGGCGGCAGTTACCGCATCGTTTTGAATCTTGGCGGTGGTAACGGCATCAGTAGCCAGGGATGCGGCAACAATTGAGCCTGCCCCAAACAGGATCTTGGCGCTGGGGATCGTGGCATCCGCAATCAAGGTGGTGGCGTTACCCACCATGTCGGTCACGGTGATCTTTTTGGTCTCGCTTGCGGAGACATCAACGATCGGCAGCAGGTCACCGCTGGCTAAATTCGCCCCCGCAAGAGCTGTAAGTTCGCTAATCCGAAGGTCAGCCATACCGCCTAAGCCGACAGGGCACTGTTACCAACTAGCTTAGCCGGCTCACGCGATGTCTTCTTGCAACAGTGATGCCGTGGAATCCTGTTCCAAACGGATGTCACCAAGATCTTCTTGGAGCACCTTATCTGAAGGCGTGGTCTTGGCAAGAAGTCTGATGGGGCCAGTGGTTACAAAATCAGCGCTGATTTCAACGGCGTTATCTGGCGAGAAATTGACGCCGGCTTGCGTGATGACACCTTCCAGTTCGTACCAGATTTCATCGTCGATAGATGTTCCATCGCCTATTTCGTTGCTGACTTTTAGGTAGAACTTGCTGCCAAATTTTGAGCCGACTTCTGTGCGGATGGCCAACTGCAAAAGATAATGGGCTGATTCTGCAGTGGTTTGTTTGCTATAGGTGGGGAGATATTCCCAATAGGCGCGGAAGTTCCCGCTGCCGCTAATCAAGCTGGAGTATTGGGAGCGAAATTCGTCACCAAGCGCTGTGGTATCAACGGCTTCGCGGCTGGTATTTAGCTCGAAGTAAGTGCATTGGGCAAGGATGTGAGGAATGAGATTGGTTATTCGTACCGCAATGGGAATATCGCGGGCAATTGCGTTCAATACAATCGCTTGGCTTTGTAGGCCCTCAATAGATTTGTCAAATGTGTCATATAGACGAACGCCGCCTAGTTCATCGACGTGGACATACCAGTGGCCAGCATCTTGGACGCTTCCAATGCCCCAGCCGGTTGCATCAACAAAGTCAAGGTTGGTGCCGTCAGTGGTACGAATTTCTAGTTGGTCGCCGCTATTTAGAAAGCCAGCGTCAAAGTCAAAACTAAAGCGGCGGCGTGCAGGATTAACGTCCCCTGGATTGACCAATGAGGGTTTTTCGGCAAGCTCGGAGCTACGCCGTAGTTCGACCAAACCGTAGCTGCCGAGGTAGACGCTCATTACAAGGTGGCGGTGGTCAGGGCACCAGTGGCTTGGAAATTGATTTGAGCCGAGACGACTTCACCGACAGAAGCGCCAATGCTGACACTGGTGATGTAAGCCGTCAAAGTTACGTCGTTGTTACCGAGGTCGCCAGCAAGACGCAAAGTAAGGCTTACCGTGTCGCTTGTGGTGACGTTGCCAGTTCGCACCAGTTTGCGCAGCAGGGTGCTTGCGTCATTGGTGTTGTCTGCGTCGATGTAGTACAGCAGACTTGCGCTGCCGCTAAAACCTTGGACCCCAGGCACGTAATTGCGCTGGCTGTCGCCAAGAGTTGTCGTTTCTAGTGTCTCCAGGTCAGCCTGAAGCGTCCAGTTGGTCACCTTGACCAAGGTGTCGGAGCCCAGAAGCAGGCGTCCGTCGCGTCCGGTAAAAATCTGGGCCATGACTTTAGTTTAGAGAACACCAACGAGCTTGACTTGCACGCTGCTAATCCCTGGCCGGATTGCGGTAATGCGTGGGGCCTCCGCGTAGCGCCAAGCGTTTGAGCCGGTTACGTCGATTGAACTACTGCTGCCGCCCCAGCCTGCCCGCACGTTGGATGGAACTGTAAAAGTTTGGTAAGTGCCTTGTACCTCGTCGAAGTGGGTTAGGAATAGACCCGCATTTGTGTCGGTGATGTTGTCGTAGGTCAGGTCCAGCGTCATGTTGGTGCGTTGGTTGCCGTACAACACCCGGACTTCGGCGCCGGATTGGGCTTTGAAGGTCTTGATTGGGTAGTCGCCGGGATCAAAATTACGCCCGGTTGGTTGCAGAGTTGGGAAGGCCATCAGGAATCAACCAAGAACAGGGCGGCGTTGGTTACGTCTTGTGCGATCAGGCTTCTGAATTGCTCGTCGCAAGGGAACTCCGTGGCAGTGATTTGCACCGAACCTTCCCCATCCAGCGTAAGTTGCTCGACCATGTAGACATTCTGGGCGGTAACCGAGTTTGAAACGGTGAACACGCTGCCGAACAGTGCGGTTTCTTGGACGATGCCGTTGTTGATCGTCATGACGCCTTCGCTGACATCCTCGGATCCGGCCTTGTAGTACACAACGTCGTAGCGGCCATCGGCAAACGGGGTGGCGCTGGTGATTACGCCAGTTGCACTGATGCTGCCGTTTTGCGCCGAGCTATAGGGATTGGATTCTGTAACCACACGGATGTAGTCGCCAGGCGACAGGTCGATGCCAAACGGTGCCGTCTTGAACGAAACGGTATGAGTGATGCGGCGGCGAATTGACATGAAGAAGCGCCCAACCAGTTCCGCGTGATTGCGGCTGGTGCAGTATTGCGTCATGTCGAACTGCTCCAGTGGATCTTCTGTGCTGGTGCCGTCGTTCCAGCGCATGACAATGTTTCTTTCTTCGGGTAGCTGATTTTCGCGTTCTTCGCGGAAACGAAGCATTGCCTGGAAGTCTTTGCGTTCTTCCGCCGAGATGTAGGTCAGCTCAAAGCTGTCTTCGTAGATGTTGCCAGCTGTGAAGAGCTGTTTGATGGCGACCGGATCGGCGCTGATGTTGCCGCTTGTTGTTGTGGGCAAAGCCGGCACCAGTGCAAAACGCCCATCCATGACCGCAAAATTGCAAAGCATGAACGGTGCTATGTCAGCGATAAATTGCCTGACGTTTACTGCGCTTGAAATTGCCCCATCGAAATAGAGGCCATTGGATTTGAGGAAGCGAGCGGTGGTAACAAAACTGTCTGTGTTGATTAGTGGCGCGTTATCGACAGACATGTTGAGCAGATCGCCAACACCAGCAACGCGATCAGTGAGCAGGTAATAAACAAGGTCGCAGAACAGGTTGCTGGGTTTGACTTCTGATGACTCGTCAGGATGGAACCGCTTAACGGGGATCCCATTTTTCAGCCAGAACCGCAGTTGATCCAGTGCGGTGAAATTACGGGAGGCTTTAAGTGCCAAGCCCGCAATGGTCATGTTGCTGTATTCGGGGACTTGACTGTTGCTGGCAATCTCGTTGACGTAAACAACGGTGTGTTCGGGGCTGTTGGCGTTGGATTTTTCGACCAAGTTGCCGTACAGGCTGAGGTCGCCGTACATGCTTTGCTGCTCAAATGTGCGGCCTTCGTACTCATAGGTTTCGGTGATGCGCAGGCCACGAGATTCAATGACAAAACGTGCGCCAACTTGGCTGCCGGGACGGCGGAAAGGATTACTGCCGCTTACGGTGCGCAGGTAATCGAAGGTATCGCCAAGCTGCCATTGGCTAGACACATAGTTGGGATCTTCAGAAACGGCAATTGTTGGGGCACTCCAAAGACGGGTTTGACCGCTCCAGTGGCCTTCGACGTAATCGACCCGGCTAGTTAGAAGCAGGCGGATGCCGTCGCCACGGATGTTGGTGGTATCGAGTGTGAAGGTGCGGGTGGTGCCGATGTCGTAGTTGCGGGCCGGGCCGAACATCTCTTCGTACCAGGCTTGGCTGCGACCTTGAACAACATCAGCAGAAATGACGCCTGTTACCCGACGGCGCTGGCCAATGCTGTTTAACGTCGGGCTGGCTGGAGGGTTGCGGAATGGATTGCCGCTTTGAACAGTGAACGAAACAACGTACTCACTGAGCATGTCCCAGTTAGTAGAACTTTCGACAATGTTTTCTTGCTCAATTACCCAGACGTAGCCTTGACCTGAGAAGTGCGCTGGATCTAGCGCAACTTTGGTAAGGGTGTAGCGAACTTTGTACCAGCGTCCGCCTGATACGTTGTGTTGATAATCAAAGGTGACTTGGGTGCCTGCGTTGCCGGGATAATTTGCAGCAGAGGCAATGCCGGCACGATTGGTTAGCTCCCAAGTAAATGAACCGTTGCGCCCTTCGGTGTAGCTAAAGCTGGGGTCGGTTACCCAATCCAAAAACTCGCTGAAGGACAGTCGGGTTTCAGCGCCTTGTTCATCCGGCAGAAGAGTGATGATGCCGACGCTGGTGGGGCGATCGTTTACAACAGTGCGGTCTTGGTAAGTGGCAAGGTTGCGAAACTCTGAGTTTTGCTGTATTTCAAGTTTTGTGACAGTCGTGCCAGCGCTGACGACTTTGAAGGTGCCGTAAGCAGTGCTGTAGCTGGCGGTGAGAATTTGACGTTCAGCGGCATTGTCAAGTGAGCCGCCGTTATGCAAATGCCAAAACTCTGCGTCGTCGGGGGAATGGCGGCCAATGTCTGCGCCGTTTTTCGGAATGAACTGGAACTCGTACTGGCGCGTGTCGGGATGCACCAGGCGGATGAAGTTGTACTGATCGACGGGTTGGCTGCCGATAATGCAGAACTGTTCGCCTAATGGTTGCCAGGTAAATTCATTGCCGGAAGGATCCAAGCCGGCGGGGCGCAGGAAAATTGTGAAGAGTGAGACACGCTTGATATAAGAATTGACCGTACCCGTTTGGACCGTGACACGTGCGTTATCCAGCGCGTTGAGCTGTTGCGGGCTCATGATGGTCTGGAAATTACACAAACCGTTTAGACGTTGGAAAACATTGCTGCGGATGCCAATTTCCGTGACTTCGCAGGGGCGGGTGTTTCTTACGGTGGCCTTGGCAAATCGAGTCAAAGGCCAGAAGGCAACACCGCAGTTGTACTTTTCAGGGGTGTTGTTGTCCGACACATAATCTGCACGCAGCATGTGCTGGGACACTAGGCCGATGTCATTAACGGCTGGTGGGTTGATGTCGATGCACTTGAGTTCAATGATTTGATCTTGTTTGTCCTCGACTTTCCAGATGGCACGGCTACGTTTGATGACCTGCCAAGTGGTGCGACCAATCATGAACAGTTCGCCAATTTGCAGCGCGTCGTCAGCGTTATTGCGCAGTTCTGTGACCGCATCGTTGATGTCTTGAACGCTTACTTCTCGGTCGGTGCCTTTGTAATAATTCTCCGGGATTGTGTTGTGAGCAATAGTAAATTCGATGATGTCGCCAACATTGACGCTGCGAACAGCTTTGCCGTCCTCGTCGGATACTCCAACGCCGTTTAGCGCAGTAATGCCCATGCGGCGGCTGTAGTTGCGACCGATGCCGCTCATGCCGTCATTGGCGATGATGCCGTAATCTTGATCGCCGCGCAAAAGAGCATCGCTCATGCCAGCTTGGCCGGCAATCTTGACGCGCTGGTAAATGCTGTTAAGACCGGGATCTAACTTGATGAAATCTGTGTCTGGATCGCGTGGGATTGATACAACGCTCCAGTTGACGCGATAGTGCGCTCCATTGCCGATTGCGCCGTAGCAACCAAACTCGGCGTTGTTGCTTAGACCATGCGCCGCGCAAAATGCTGTGTCATTGTCACTGACGCGAGTTGGGCAGCTGTAGATGTCATCAAAACTTTCTGGGTCGCCAGATGCCAGCGTTCCTCGTGTTCCATACACAAGATTGGCCGCTTGTATCCGGGAAAATCCCGAAGTTGTCGTATTGCGCTTCCAGTAAAACGCAAAGGTTTGGTCGTATATGGCGCTTAGTGATCCATTGCCTAAAAAGATGCCCGGCATATCAGGCGGGGGATCAATGCCATCGGGCGGAATGCCTTCTGCAACACCCTGTTCGCCTACGACAAACAGCAGCTTGACGCCTTGTTGACGCCCATAGCTGAACATGCGGGACCACACCAGCTTGGGGGTGACCAACAGGCCGCCGGTTGTTCCAGTCCAACGGCCAAAGATGATGGGGATTGGATCGCCGTAATTGGCCAGTTCAGCTTGACTATCAAAGCCGTAGGTAGGGCTAAAACGTTGACCGCCAAGGATGCTGTCAAGACTTAACTGACCGCCGCTGCCGGCTTGGCCGCGTCCTTGCTGCGCAGAAAGTTGTGGGGCGCGAGGCTTGGGGGCAAGAAAAAACGATAATGCGGTTGATGCTAGGCCAATTACAAGGCTGGTAATTGCAATGATCTCAGCGCCTGTATTTTGAACATCAGGAATATGTGCGTATTCGGCAGGGCGTAACTTGGCGCGGCGTTGGACTTCCTGTACGAAATAGCGATATTCCTGTTCTGTTAAACCGGCAAGTTCTAGTAAATGCCTTTCGTACGGAAGCAGATTGGGTCGAATAATGCTTGTGCCGGAGCCCAGGCGACCTTGCCCAGATGCCGGTTGATGTACAG